CGGAGTTCCATCACCGCCCGTGCCTGCTCCGGCGAGCATTTGATTTTGGAGTGCTTGTTCAGCTTGTAACCTCTCTTCACTCTTAATAATTTCGTCGGGGTCGATATCCAGCGTCTGCGCTATGTCACGCAACAAACTGGGTCGATCCACCAAAGCCGCATCCATTGGGTTCGATACCAAGGACAAGAACTGTAATAGTCGCTGGCTTTGGACTTCTTTCTGAACGAGCGCAGTACTTCCACGCGCTACGATTCGCAAATCACCCTTGATGTCTTCACGCGGATTGAACTCCATATTGAAGTGGAACATCGCCTCAATCATTGGTTCGAGCAGGAAGTCATCGATATTTTTGATCGTCGATTTGAGAGCGACGTTAGCCGCGCCCATCAACATAGAGATACCTGTCGCTGTCTTGTTCAGGGATGCAGTCTGTTCTCCGTGGGTGTAGGAGGGGAGGCTGGTGGTCTCGTCAGCAAAACGGCGGAATATCTCAACGATCTGGTTGAGTCCGTTGGCGTTAGCAACAGGCTGATACCAGCGAACTGCTGGCATTGAACCGTCACCACCTTCACGCAGGAATACGCGCCAAGGGTGTATATCTGTAGGATCTTCACCTGCGGCCAAAAGGTCTGTGTTGACCTCAACCATTGGACCAGATGACAGGGCCATGTTGTCGAGCCAGATACGAACTGCCGCGTTCATAGTGGTCTGGCTGTCACGCATCATGCGAGGTACGCCCACGCCCCAGAACTGATGGGGATTACGCTCATACGGGAAGATGTGGTACGGAATCTTGTAGCCCGCAACTGGGTTCAACATCACCTTGAGGACTTTGCCCTCGCACATCCAGACGCAAGCAGAGTACTGTTCGCTCTTGTCGGCGCCTTCTTCCAGCTCCAAACCATGCTCTTCAAGAGCGTGACCATCTATGTCGCCCCAATATTCCAAAACTTCAAAGCGGCGAGACTCCACCTGATCTTGAATGCCAGCAATTCGACGTAGCGTCTTCTCGTGATCTTCCTCTGTGTGGTTGCCGTCCTTGTTGATCTTCATCAAGTAACGAACCATGTCACCATCAAACTGCGGTAGATCTGCAAGCTCGCGGAACTGCCGTCGCGTCAAAACATGGCGCCGGAACAATCCATCACAGTCGTCTAATGTCGTGCAATATGGATCGACATACAGATCGAAAATAGATACGCTTTCTATGTCGGGGACTGGGGTCTCAACTACGCTCAGTGCGTAGGCTTGTGCGCCGCTTTCAGGATCGACAACCTTGCTGTAACTCTGCTTTGTATCTATACGAACAGTGCCAGCCTTGACTGCACCCGACCCGAAGATACACGCCTCGAGAATAGACTCTTTCAATTTTTGATCGGCGCCGGCTTCAACAAGCTGGTCCTCGATCTCAGTCGTCATATTCTTAGCGGCTTCCTCAGCCATCTTCTGCTCGACTTTGCGGAACTCCTCTTCAAGCTCCTTCATTCGAGCGGCAATCAAATCCTGATTCGCCATTGGGTCCATGCCCGAAGCCATCACAACTTCTTGCATCGCCTGCTGTCGCATTTGCATAGACAGCACTGGATCGATAGTCGCGATAGGCGTGGGATGCACAGCGAAGAAAAGATCGCCGTGCTGGAAGAGTAGGTCAACGATACGGCTGTATGCCGCCATCACTTTCGTGCGGGTCAACCCAACAAATACTTTTGATCGTGCGCCAGCGTGTTCATTGAGACGTGCAAGAACCTCAGGCTCGTACTGACCCGCGTACTGACGCAGATCTTTCAGCCATTCGTTCTCTGTCTCTTTGCGAGCGTCTTTGTATTCTTGGAAGAGATCTCTCAGCTTATGACCGAGTGACTGCAACTCTTGCTCTTGTTGCCCGTCTAGGTCATCATCACTGACGAACTCTTCTTCAACATACAGCTCTTCTGGATCTTGCATCTAGTAGCCCACTGTCGAGTCGATACTCTTAAAGGCCCGTTTCGCGATGTGAATTCGCGGTCTGGGCATTGAGGCTAATCCATGCAAAGCGATGGCATACGCCATCACCCTATCATCATAACATCCCTGCTGGGAATTGAAACTCCCTTTATCATCAATAACATACGTTCGTAACTCGTTAACTAACTCGATGTCCGCGATACCAGCTTCATGCTGTCGGAGAAGGGCGGCTAAGTTGTCGATGATTAGGGGTTTCGTCTTGCTCGTTGTAAGAAAACCACCCCTTTTTGTGAGCCTGTCACCGTAAGCTCCGTCCACAGAACTCTCAATATAAAGGTTGGGATAGCCCTGTTCCTGCAATCGGCGCAGTGTAGTCAGGCCGTGATTGTTCCTTTCAACGATTAAATACGCCCGATTCCAGCGCTCACCTAGCTTTGCGAGGAAGTTTCCGTACTCATACGGGTCAATATGGCCGTGATAACAGGCTACTTGGTTACCCTCAGAGTCCAAAACCTGAGCGCAACTGTAGTCTCCGTAGCTCAAACCCTCCGCTACGTCTATACCAATGACATAAGATTCGTTAGGAATAGGCGTAAACCACTCACGATAGGGGCCGTGAGAATGCGATTCCAATACACCACTACGGTAATCGCCCACAAAATCAGGCGTATAGCAGTTATTTTCAGCCACTCGTAATACTGAGTCTTCAACAAAACATCGCCCCGAGGTCAGGAAAGCCTCTAGCGGGGTAGAGGGGTACTCCTGCCTAAACAGATCTGTCGATCCAAGTTCATCCAGTTTCGCCCTCCGAAATGCAAGCTGAGCATCGTCCAAGTTATAGGCTTTCGCCAACTTGTCCTCTTCAGGCGTTCGCTCGAAGTATGGGTTGGGTTTGCGGCGGTACTCTGGCATCCAATACCAAGGGATAAAACACACGGTCCATTCGGTTTCGCCGCGCAAACTTTTCATCACCTGATCGTAGAACCAGCCACCGGCCCCGTTCGCCGTGGACTCAAGGATTACTTCAGACCCTTTGCCGCCCACTGTCTGTAGGAGGCCCGCGACGATATCTGATCCCTGTGGGTAGAACGCCACCTCAGACCCGTGAACGAACCTGTTGGTTTGTCCTCGACCGGTCTGTGTAGAACGTGCTGTACCAACTCGATATCGGCTGTTAAGGCCTTCAAACACCAACGTACTCGCAGACTGACTCGCAAGGTTTGGCTTGAATACGGGATGCGGAATGTGATCGTAGAACTGCCGCACCATATTGAAAATCGAATTGGTCGATTCGGCGAGGTGAGAAAGAACGAACGCATTTGCGTTTCGATTCTGCGTAATCTTCCAGAAGAAGCGGCCCTCAACATAGGTCGAGATCCCTACCTGCCGTGCCTTCAATACTAGCGCACGGATGTTACCTTGTTGTTGCAACTGGCTATCGAGGCGCTGGTGCATCCACCGCTGACCCTCGTTTAAAATAAACGGCGCGACTTCACCTTCTTTGTTTACAATTCGTAAAATATTTTTTGCGTACAGCGGGAAGTTACTCTTCAGCTTCCTCGCTACCTGCACTATCTTCTCGTCGCTCGTCATGTATCACCAGATTCTTAGCCCACCACCATAGGCTGTTGTCATCCATGTCCATCTTCATGACGTTGACCCGCTGACAAACAAGCTGAATATTGCTCATCCGGTATCCAATATTGCTGTCAATCCGATCTATACTCATGGCGGTTTCCATGACTGTCTGTCCATGAGTCATGGGGACGCCGCTCAGGGCGCACATGCCCTTTTGCTTTTTTAGAAGCTCGACTAAAGCCTCTACCGTCACATCGTCTGAAAACTCGCGCTCCAGCTCTCCGGCGCGTCTTTTCGCTACACGTATCCGACTTCTTAACCACGCTGTCGCAGTTCTGCTTTCTAACCGTTTTCTGTGTTCGACGTAGCAAACACGGCAAATCAGGCGTCGTGCTTCGAAATCAGACTTTGGCTTTACAACCCCGCATACACTGCATTGCCTATTTTGATTTGACACGTTTGCCCCCGAGTCAACTCTTCAAACGCGGCAACCGCTTTCCTGCTACTACTCACGGCTATTCGATCCCCCATCAAACCAGTACCCAGCCCAATGCATCCCTGCACGTCGCTAGGAAAGTTCGCTACATGTATCAATATGTAGGTTCGATCAGGTACTTCTTCGAGCATCCAAGTCCACCCAAAGCGAGGGCTTTCACGCCACGTCATCTCATAAGCCCCTGTAGGGACGCAGGAGACGTTTGGCGCGTTATCTAGCCACGGTCTTTCTATGGAATAGAACTTCTCTCCAGCGACCTCTAAGACGCCTAGAGTGCCCTCTGGGTGGTAACAGAAACGATTAAGCTGTATGTCCATCAATACTTCTTTTTCGCCCTGTTGGTGGCCGCTCGCATTCCGCGCTTCGGCATAGCTCTCTTCTTCATACACTTGCCCGCCTTCTTGCACTTGGCTGGAGTAGGGCATCCCTTGCATGGCTTCATCATGATTACTTCCTATGTCGTCGGGTTTTAGTAGCCACCTTCTTAGGCTGGCTAGAATGCTGTTTGCCGGCTTTTGTGTCGGCCCGCTTCTTACGGGTGGTCGCCGCGTACTCTTTCGCTGAGAGCGATTTAATAGCCTTCTCAGGCAGGTATCGCTCACCTGTAGCCTTTGGACCTTGCGTCGATGGCTTGCCTGACTTGGTGCGCCACTTCTGCTTGGTCCAGCTCTTCAGACTCTTCTGAGATTTCTTTAGCGCCATTAGTCTTGAAATCCTTCACCTTTGAAAAAGTGCTTTAGACGATGCTTTACAACAACTAAGACAAGCTTCAAAAAGCTATCCTCTGTGTAAGTCCCTGCGGGACATCTCATTTGATACATCAGTCTTTGTAGCCTCCACCCTTGGCTTTGTATTGCTTAGCCAGCATCTGCGCCTTCCTAGCTGACCACTGACCTGCCTTGCCGCCCTTACTACCCGCCTTGATCTGCTCAAAGAGACGCTTCCTCATCGTAGGTTTCGTGTAGTTGCCCGCCGCGTTTACTTTTGACTTGGGCTTCGCCTTCTTCATTTCTCACTCATGGGCTGAGTGGTCATGTAGCGCAACACGATGATTCCCGATGCGATACCACAACCGATTGTCATTTGAATGACGGGGTTGGCTGGGATGAAATGCACAAAACCCTGCATGACTGAGAGACACGCGATGGCGATACCAAACTGTACTGTGCGCGATTTAAGCGCTTGCCTTGCCTTCTCCATTACTTTCTCCTTGATTTGGCGCCAGAGCATTTCCAGCGCTTCCTAGATAGGTTGTTGGGGGTGTTCGGATCATTCTGCTTGGACTTGGGCAGACGCTTCTTGATGCCAAGTGATCGAGCGCAATAGCTATCTCCCTTGGATGTTCCGGCCCGAACACGAGGTCCGCCATCTTTAGCCTTGCCAGCCTGCCCGTAGGAGACCTTCTTGCCCGAAGCAGTGACCTTTACCTTTGCTTTGCCTTTACGTGGAGTAGCCATAATTTAAACCTTTACACGATTTTTTGAGTGTCGTCACGCAAAATGCAGTGATAACGGTGTACTACCTGCTCTGTGCATATAAAGTTTCCGTAGAAAGGGATGCATTTTTCCTCAACAAATTCCAAAACTTTCCAATCCAAGCAGTCGCCTTTCTCTTCTGGTGTGACGCACCCCGCCAAAATCGCAAAAAATACCCATGTGATTTTTGCGGTAGGTACTCTCACAAGGACCGCCCCCCCCTTTCTGGGATGGGTGGGGGGTACCCCTAAAACTGAAAATGTCGTTCTACACATCTGATAGGCCTATATGGTACCTAATGCGCGACGCCGCCCCCGCCTGACGCCATATCCCCCCCCCTGCACGGGTCGCGGTGTGCGATGGAAGGCCGGATCGATGCCATCGAGGGGCAGAACCTAGTCAAGGTTCAGTCCTCATCGCCTAAGTCGTTGTTATTGCTCGCAAAATCCACGAACACCAGCGAGCTTTTTTCGCCCGATTGCG